CTCCTTTGTAATCTTAGATGTATTAATGCCTTTAGCACTATCAACTAAGAACTTTATCATTGTGGTTTTTTCTGCATCATTCTTTTCTACAAAACCAATGTTTTTCATTTCATTGCCAGATACTGGGCTGATATGTGATTCTTCTTCTGAAGTAAGAACAATTCCATTTTCTGCATCATAGAAAACATTTTCAAGAACAGTGTCAACACCGTCACCCTTAATTGTATCTACTCCATCAACCTTTTCAACTGACATAATGCTTGCAAACTGATTTGCTGGGGAATCTACAAGACTCAACTCAACAAGATCATAATCCTTAATAATTCTAATCTGTGCATCTGCTTTTTCATCATATGCATCATCCCACTTATTCATTCTTCCGCCAATAGAAAAACCAGTATATGTTCCATCTAGAACTTTTTCCCAGGCATCCTGTGCACCCTTTGAAATGTATGTAGAAACATAAATGCCCTTGTAGAACTTCTTTGATTCTGGATCAAAATATTTTTCTTCCTTAAAGTTAATCATCTTGCCAACTGCAATTGGTTGGTGCATTTCTCTAATGTTTCCACGGAATTTTGCAAAAGCAGCCATTGACGCTTCTGTTGTCACAATATCGTTTTGCTTATCCAAGTTATCAAGGGATGCAAAACCTGAGACAATGCGTCTTTCCTGGTCTACTTTTCCAAAGGGCATTGATAGACGAAGCTTGTCGCCATCAGTGCTCCAATGTGCTTTTGAGATAGTCATTTCGGTTTAATTATACCTTACTTTTTTAGATTCTGAAGTGTTTCCAGGCTCTGTTCCATACCATGGGTCTTTTTGGGGAATCAGGGCACTGATAGCTGACTCAAATCGTTCTGGAGATAACTTAAAGAACTTGTCTGCCAACAAAACATCTTGATCCCCTTTATGGCCAAGGTGGACAAATATTAGGTCCAAGAAATCTTCTTCGCTAGAGGATGGGTACTCTGGTCTTTCATGATGATCCATCTGCCCCTTTAAAAATACAACAGAGTTTGGAACAGTTGGAAAAACTTGGCCTTCAACGATTAGGGGCCAGTCTATAGTCCCTCCGATGCCAATATCTAAAATATAAGTGCAGTATAGCCTATCTAAGTGATTAACTAAAAATGGCACTTCCCCATTTTGAATTTGATACCTAATAACCTGAGCATATACAACTGCAAGATTTTCCAGTCCAGTTTCTTCTTCTGCCTTTTTTATGACAGCTTCTGTTATGTCATCTGGCAAACGTGTTATAACATAATGTCTGCCCATTTCATTAGAATATTTTTTATGAGTAGCTTCTTCAATTTGTTTTTTATGAAAGTCTTTTATTTTTGCAAATATCTCTTCGCTAAAAACATCTGTTTTGTATTTAGACAACATTATTTTGTTGACCTTCCCTCACCCTTTGGATTTCTTCCACTAACAGTTGCTGGGCTATCTGAAGCATTATTGGTTCTTTCTGTATCTCGTTCTCTGTTAGCGTTTCCATCTGCTGCATCTTTTGGATTTAGCACAAGTGGCTCATCTCCATGCTCTGCTTGAGGAAGGTTTAAAATTTCACGAGCTTCATTAGGAAGCATAATCTGAGACTTAACATACTTTTCAAGAATTTGTGCTTGAGCAATTTCATCAGTTAGTGTTAACTCATTAAACCTAAATTCAAGAACGTCTGTCTGCTCTTTAATAATTTTTCCAATTACTTTTTCAAGATACTCTTGTTCTGGACGAGCAAACTGCTCTTTAAAAGTTCTATCTTGTGCAAGAGCTGCAGCGATTGCTCCTGAATCAGATCCGCCAAGCTTTGACATAGGAACCTGATGAGCAACCAAAATATCATCACGATTTTGTTTACGGTACTCTTTAAATGAACCTTCTTGAATTCCATTTTCAACAGCTTCCATTTTAAACTCAACCTTAGAGTGATCATTATCACCAGGAAGAGGTATATAAAGTGTTCTATGTGACTGAGACTTAAGACCTGTCTGCAAAAATCTAAACATCTTATCTTCTGCATCCGCAGAAAGCTTTGCACCCTTTAGAGTTACAACATATCTTGGAACAGCTTTGTTTTCAAAGTAATCAATGTTGTATTGAACAGCAAGCTGATCACCAATAAGTGATGGCAATGCTGCCACTACATCAGGAACCCCATAATATGTATTAAGCGGAGAGTAGGATTTGATATGAATAATTTCATTTGGACGATTATCTCCTGTAAGTGGATTTTGATTTGTTGCCCCAAAGTTTCTGAAGTAAACAACCTTTGGTCCAATAATTTGAACAAAGCCATCACGAATACGGCGAACTCTCATTGTTGCTGATGGAATGTGTCCAATGTATCCAATTTCACCATTAACTGTTCTACCAACTTCAATGTATCCATTACCAGTAGCCTGAACATCTGTATAAACTTTTTCCATTGTTTTTGTAAATGAGTCATCATCATTTAGTGACTCAAGCCAATTACGGAGACTTAACTTAGCTCTTTCAATTCTTGAACGTGCTCTCTTTACAGCCTCTGAATCATCTTTATTTTCAAGGCTTAATAGTGTTCCGTCAGAAATTTCAAAACGATATCCAAGGCCAACAACATTTGCTACTTTAGCATCAATAGCAGCATGGTTTGCAAATGAAGTATCATAAAAATTAGCAAGTTCATAAATATTGTATGGTGGGGTAATAACATCAAATAGACCATAACCATTACGGTATACAAGACCTGGGTTAATTGCTTTTGATCCAGTATCTTCCTTACCTTTTGGATCTGCACTTGCAGATGACAAATATTGTGAACTTAGTAAATTAATGTTTGCATTAGTTGCAAGATAACCATCGTTAGTCATTGCTTTATTTACTTGACGATTTGTACGACGCTTAAAATTATCTGAAATTCCGTTATAGCTTTTTAGCTCTTCCCAAGATTTATTAAATGGATCCTGTGCTTTAAATTGATTCTCTGGCTCTTCTTGAGTATTTAAAGCTGCTTGGATTGTTTCATAACCATAATCACTCATCAAATGCATCCTTACCTGAAACATTAAGTGTCTGTTGTGCTGCATGCCATGCACCAAGGTCATTCATAGATGGAATGAGGCCTGACTTCATTCTATCCATTTGCTCTGAGTGCTCTTCATCTGTAATTCTTGTAAGACCTGGGACAAAAACGGCTTCACCATCTCCTGGATCTCCATAGTAGATTGCTGCTTGCTTTAATTCTGCAATCTTTGCTATGTCATTTCTTACTGATTCAATATTTAAAACATTGCCTTCTCCATCAGTAAAGTATTTTCCGTTGGATTTTTTATATACATAAAGACCCCAGTTATATTTTTTCTCAATAACCTGTCTACGTACATTTTTGACAATTGACTCGCCAGTTCTTGGGTCTTTTAGTGTATTCATGTCCATGCTCATACCATAAGTATAGCATATCTTGTCAAATGTTGACATGAAAAGTACAACTCAATACCCTGCTATAATATAAAAATGACAAGAGATCATTTCAATAAAATGATGCATAGCCCATACTTCCAAACTGCTCACTACAGGGATGAAACACCTGCTGGCCAAATGGAACAAAAGATTGAACGCATTTTAAAGAAAATGCTCAATAAGATTAATCCTTTTAATAAGATTAAATCTTAATCATGCATGAGTCTGTTGTGCAGTAAGCTTCACCCTCAGCTTCAAGGTTTTCTGCCCCATCATAAATAGCAGACCAGTCAATTGTCTTAATCTCTCCAATATATGAGTTATACTCTTCTCTTGTAATTTCTGTATAAGGTTGCTGTGGATAAGTCTTATTTCCCATTGGAAGGAATGAAACTGCCTTTAACTGTCCCTCATACATATTAAGTGCTGGGGCAACAAACTTCTTCTCTTCATCCTTGTCAAATGAAAGCGTTACAGAAACACCATTATCTGACCAGTACTTCTGAGCAGTTGCTGCCAAACCAATCTTTTCAAATAGGCTAACTTGCTTTTCAGAACGCTTATGTCCTGATGCCACTGGGAAGTAAACTACTGAAGTGTTTGCTGACACTAGATCGTCTTCAATCTTATACCCTGCTGCTTTAAATAAATGAAGCATTGGATCTTGATTACCAAAACGAATAGCACGAAGATAGAACTCTCCACCAGGTCCCCAGTGAACTCCAGGGGTAGCACCAGAAAGAAGTGACACAGATCCTGAT